GACCGCCGAGGACCAGGGCTGGGACCTGTGGAACGACCCGAAGAACGCCAAGCGCTACGGCGTCCTGGAGAGCGACGACTGGAACGTCTTCAACATCTACAGCCGCGACCTTCGGCCTTTTCCCCGCTATCGCAAGGGCTTAGCGGCTGCCGCCGGGGGCACCGTGACCGATACGTGACCGGGCCCGCGGCCGGCCTGCAACTCCGGTCGGGGAGCCCACCGCCCTTGTCAGAGGAGCGAGCCTTGGGGCTCCTCCTGCTCCTTGCGCTTCCTCGTCGCGCGCTTGAAGGTGGCGGTAGGGGCAATGCGAGGGTACTCGACGCGCTTCCCGTCCAGTAGCTCGCGAATGGTGAGAAGCTGAATCCTCGGATATTTCTGGCCAGGGTAGTGCTCCGGCTCGTAGAAGCCGGCAGACAGGGCCTCCTTTCGCATCGGGGCCTTGGTTTCCTCCAGCGTGATGAACACGGCAAGTTCGGCCTTCTCCCGGTGCATGACGCCGCGGAGGTCGCCGATTTGGCAGCGCTGGACATGCCCGCTCTTCACTTGCACGACGATCTTCTTCGCCCGGCCGCTTTTGTCATCGATGAAGTAGATGAAGCCATCGATCCCGCCGTCGGCGCCCTTGCGTTTGTCCTGGGCGGGCATAGCCTCGACGAGGCTGAGCGCCCACCACTCGAACTGATGCCGGTTCTGGGCAGCTAGCGCTGCGGCGCCGCCAAGGTCGTTAGGCTCTCCAACGATCCCGTAGGGGCTGAGGTCTGACTTGAAGGTGTCGAGTAGCCGGTTCTTCACGAGTGTGATGGCGAGGTGAGTGATGTCGATCCCGATCCATCGCCGATGGAGCCGTTCGGAGACCGCAACCGCGGTGCCACAACCGCAGAAGGGGTCGAGCACGATATCTCCAGCATCGCTGCTCGCCTTGACGATGCGCTCTAAAAGGGCCTCTGGCTTCTGGGTGGGGTACCCGAGCCTCTCGTTTCCCGCTATGCCGCGCAACATATCTATATCCGTCCACAGATCTTGGAGCGGGACACCCTTGCTCTCGTCAAGGTACCTCTTCATGTAGGGCCTGCCCCCCTTCGAGTACACAAGCCGATCCTCGGCTTCAAACTTCTCCATGTTCTCCTTGCTGTACGCCCAGTATCTGCCTGGCGGAGGGGGTACACCCTTCCACTCATACTTCGTGTCACCCCCAGGCTTGGCCGCAGTCAAATCGGCCATATTGTAACGCCGGCCCGTTTCCGGCTCTATATGCCTGTACCATAGATCGCGAGTCGACTCGGGCAGAGGTGTGTACTGGGCGGTCCACTTCCACTGCGATGACTTCGTATAGAAGAATAAGATATCATGTATTCGGCCATATCTTTTACCGCCTTGCTTCCCGTCGTTATGAGCGTCAGACCGCTTCCATGCAATCTCATTCCTGTAATTCTGCTGGCCAAAAACGGCGTCCATGACGAGCTTAAGGTAGTGTGATGCTGTTGGATCACAATGAAGGTAGATGCTCCCTGTAGGTTTTAGCACGCGTCTCAGCTCAACTAGGCGTGGCGCCATCATAGTAAGGTACGCCATCATGTCGTTGGTGCCGAGAAGAGCCCTAAGGGCCTGCATCAAATCAGCCAGCTTCTTCGGCACGTCGCGCCCGGTTGCAATGTCGTCGAAGGCCGCCGCCGCTTCTAGACCCCATTGCCATGTGTCCTCAAACGCCGTGATCTGAGCGGCCGACTTCTCGCCAGTCTTTTCGGCAAAAAGTATGTTATATGTGGAACTGCTGTTGAAGGGGGGGTCTAGATAGATCAGATCAACAGTTTCACTATCAATGTACTCTCGGAGGATCTGCAGGTTGTCCCCGAAGTATAGCTTGTTCTTCTCGGTCACGACATGGGGGTGTACCGATGCGTCGGCGACCTCGTCGATAAGGGCGCCGGCCATGTGGCCCAGCATCTTGCGGCCAATCTTCTTCGCGATCCCCGCGTCGCTCATCCACCCACTCCCCCACGCCCCGCCTCATGCCGCGTATGGCTTCTGGCGAAGTACCTCGACGTAACGCCGATCTCGGTCGGCCTTCCCGTCCCTAACCTTGAAACTCACGCACCGGGCCTGTCCCTCTCACCCCATAGGCGGCGGGTGCAACGGTCTGTCATAGTACAGGGCGTTCGTCACCCTTGCCCCCCACACGCACGAGCACCCAACGTGCGCATCCTACCTCAAGCTGTGCCGTTGCCAAGTGGCTCGCCGACGCGGTCGCAGATCTTTATTTCTCGCGACCGTCCCGGCGCCTGCGCAACGCATTCGCGGCCGGGGCGCGGGCGGCGCGCCCTGCGGGTCACGACAGCGCCCGCCCGTCGGCCTCGGTCGCGGCTTGCGCCTGCTCGAGCCGCTCGAGCTGCTCGATCAGCATCCCGCGCGCCGGCCCGGCGGGCTCGGCGGCGATCCGGCGCTCCATCCGCTCGACCAGCTCACGCGTTCCCTCGAGGAGCTGCGCGCGCCGGCGCTCGAGGTCCGCGCGCAGCGCCTCGACCTCCGCCTCGAGCGGCCGGCGTTCCGCGAGGCTCAATTGGGCAATCGCCGCCGCCAGCTCGCGCCATTGCTTCTCGGTCATCCCCTCTTCCTCCTCGATCCCTTGGCCGGCCGCGGCTTCGGCGCCTCGACCGCCAGCATGGCGTCGCGCACGTCATCGGCGTCGCCGCGGATATAGCGCATCGTCGTCGCGATCGACGCGTGGCCGAGGAGCCGCTGGACGGCCTTGAGGTTCCGGCTGGCGCGATAGATCCGGGTCGCCGCGGTGTGCCGGAGATCATGGAACCGCAGGTCGCCGAGCCCGGCCGCCTCGCGCGCCTCCATGTAGGCGGCGCGCCAGCCATCCTGGCTGAAGCCATAGCGCTTGCCGGCCTCGCGCAGGATCCCGCGGGTGCGGATCTTGACCTGCCCGATGCAGACATAGGTGAACACCAGCTCGGGGTGCCGGCCGCGCTCGCCCGCCAGCACCGCGGCGATCGCCGGCGTGATCGGCACCACATGCGCCCGCCCGCCCGGCTTCTTCGACTTCACCCGCAGCGTGATCAACCCCGCCTCGAGGTCGACCTGCGACCAGGTGAGCGAGATGCAATTCTTGAGGCGCTGGCCGGAGAGCAGGGCGAAGTGAAACAGCGGGTGGAAGTCGGGCCGCAGCGCCGCGAATAGCCGCTCCTCCTCGTCGCCGGCCAGGATCCGCTCGGGCGCGTCGGGCTCGGTGAGCAGGTGCCGGCGCCAATCTGGCATGGCGACCTCGACGTCCCAACCCTCGGCGGCGCGCCGCAGCACCCGGCGCAGCAATCCCAACTCTCGGTTGACGCTGGAATCGGAGACCTCGGCCCGCCGCTTGGCGGTGAACTTCGCGACCTCGCTGTTGCCGAGCTGGTCGAGCCGCGTCGCCTTGCCGAGCACCGCCAGGAGATTCTCGGTCTGATATCTGACATTGCGACCGCTCGGCTGGCGGCTGGCGACCTCAAGCCAGTAGCGGCCGAACGCCTGGTCGAGCGTCATGGTCGCCTTGCGGCCGGTGACCAGGCTCAATAGCGCGTCGGCGCGGACCTTGGCCTCGACGGAACGCGCCATCTCGCGGTCGGCCGTCAGCGTGGTGCCGCGGAAGCGCTGGCCTTTGAGGCTGAAGCTGTACCACCAGTGATCGGAGTCGGGGCGGCGATAGATGCTCATGGGGTCTATCCGCTGGTGGGGATCCGATAGGAGGCCGCCGGCCGCTCGAGCCGGATCCGCATGCCCTGCTCGGCCATCCAGTTGACGACGAGCCGGGCGAGCTCGGCCGCGACGGCGGGGTCGTCGGCGCCGGCGCGGCGCAGGCCGACCTCGATGATGTCGGTGAAGGCGCCCCGCAGCTCGAGGGGGCTTCTATCCGCGAAGGGGTCGATCACCGGGCGGCGCGGAGCTGCAGGCTCGGGCGCCGGCGGCGCATGCTCGAGGCGACCTGGCGCACCACGGCGCGACAGATCCGCTCGCCCGGATCGAGCGGCGGCGGGCCGGGCAGCAGCGAGTTCCGCCGGGCGTAGCGCCCGGGGTCGTCATGGAGCGCCTGGATCCGATCGACCTGCAGGGCGCCGAGCGACAGCTCGAGCAGACGCAGCGCCTCCTCGAGGGCCACGCTCTGGCCCCAATCGCGGCAGATCACCCGGAAGCGGCGGGCGCAAATCTCGACGTCGATGGCGCGCGGCAGGCTCATGGGCGCAAGCCAGCAGGCGGGCGAGGCGCTTGTCAAGCGCGGGGCGGGGTCCATTTGGCGCGCGCCTGAGCCTCGGCGAAGCTCAGCACGCCGCGGGGCGGACGGGCCTTGCCGCCGGGCTTCGGCAGCCGCTGTTGCTCCGGCCATGCGACGCGTTTCCTCTCCATCCATTCCTCGAGGTCGCGCTCGCTGAACCGGCGCGCCTTGCCGAGCAGGATATAGCGGAGCGCGCCGGAGCGGACCTCGCCCATGAGCGTCTTGCGGCTGCAGCCGAGGCGCTCGCACGCCTCGGCCATGGTGAGCAGCAGGCGAACGCCGTTCGTCATTCTGCGGCCTCCGGCGCGGCGGCGATCGCCGCCTCGAGGTCGACCTGGTCGGGGTCGCCGGCGGCGGCTGGGCCGACATACTCGAATCCGGTCTCCTCGTCGTCGGCCGCGGCCGCGGCGGCCGCCAGGTGCGCCGGCAGCGCGACCTTGTAGTGGGTGGCGAGCGCCGCCAGCGGATTGCCGGCCGACCCGAAATAATCCGCCGAGACGATCCCGGCGACGGCGACCGCCGGCGCCAGGCGCGACAGGTCCCTGTAGGGCATGGTGGCGAGCGCGTGCCAGAGCTGCGCCCCCGATTGGAGCTGCTCGACAGGCAGGTGCAGCAGCGGGGCAACGTCCTCGGGTTGGTGATTGAGCAGGCTCCCGTAGAGCAGCGCCCGCAGCGGACCCTCGGCGCCGGCGAGCGCCTTGGCGAGGTCCGCCGCGAAATCCTCCTCGGCCTTCCGCCGGGCGTCGCGCTGGGCGAGCCGCTCGGCGCGCTCCGCCTCGCAGCGATCCTCGTCCGCCGCGTCGGCCTCCGCCTCCTCCGGCCGCTTCACCAGGCCTTCGTGAATCTCGACCGCGCCGCTCCAATCGAGCACGACGACGGCGCCGGCCTTGCCGCGCACCTGCGACAGCGTCTCCTCATAGTCGGCCCGGCGAAACCATCCCTCGACCAGCTCGGCCCAGCGCCAGGTCCGGCGCAGCTCGCCGACCTTGATCTCGGCCGCCCGCTTCTGCAGCCGGTCGAACTCCTCGCGGTCGCACAGATAGACGTCGTCGTCGAGCTCGAGCCGCTCGCCGGTGTATTCGTCGAGCGGGAAGATCGCGACGGCGGCCGAGATCTTGTTCCGGGTGAGCGCCTCGCGCAGGCGGGCCGGGCTGTCGAGGTTCGACCATTGCTCGCCCATTTTCTTGAGGAGCTGCTTTTGCACCGGCGCCGGCGCCGGCGCCATGATCCGGGCCTGCTCGATCGTGATCGTGCCGGCGCGCAGCGCCTCGCGGGCGGGCTCGGCCAGCTTGGTGACCAGGCTCAAGCGCTGCTGCACATAGCGCTGAGTCTTGCCGATCCTGGCGGCGATCGCCGCGGTCGACCAGCGCTTGCCGTCGAGGTCGTGCAGGGCCTTGAACGCCTCGGCCTCCTCGAGCGCGGGCACGTCCTGCCGCTGCAGGTTCTCGAGCAGCGCCAGCGCGCGGTGCTGGTCGTCGTCGGCCTCGACGATCCGGCAGGGCACGGTCGCGGCCGCGCTGTCCCATTGGCCGCGGCCGGCGAGCAGCCGGAGCGCCCGATAGCGGCGCTCGCCGGCGACGATCTCGAATCGCGGCGCGGTGTAGAGCTGGCGATCGGGCCGCAGCCGCACGACCAGGTTCTGCAGCACGCCGTCGGCGGCGATCGACGCCGCCAGCTCCTCGAGCGCCTCGGGGTCGAAGGTCTTGCGCGGGTTCAAGGCGCTCGGGCAGACGTCGTCGAGCGCGAGCAGCCGGACGGCGGGGTCGCCGCCGGCGGCCGGCGTCGTCTCGGTCGCCGCCGCGTCGCCGAGCAGGCGCGCGACCGGGATCTCGAGCGCGCCGGCGAGCTTGCGCGCGGTCGCCGTCTCGATATCCGCCTTGGCGCCGGACAGCAGCCGGGAGATCACCGACTGATCGACGCCGGCGGCCCGCCCGAGGCCGCGGCCGGAGAGACCCTTCGCCGCCATGCCCTCGCGCAGGACCTCGGCGATCGGGGTGGTGCTGGTGCCGGTCATGGGAGTCAAGCCTCCGGGGTCGGGCGAACGGCGTTCGCCTGTTGTGGGGGGAGCCGGCGCAGGCGGTCGGCGCCGATGATGCGGTTGGCGAATTGCTGCAGGACATAGGCGAGCACCCGGCCGTCGCTGCACAGCTCGAGCGACGCCAGAGTGCCGCGGCTGCCGTCGGGCAGCTCGACGCGGTCGCCGCGGCGCAGGCCGGCGACCTCGCGGATCTCGACCTGGTCGACGAGGATCGCCGGCAGGCCGGCCGCCTCGAGCGCCCGCTGCAGGCGGCGCTCGGCCAGGTCGATCACGGTCGCGCTCACGCCGGCACCGGCCCGGCGGGCGCCTCGAGCTGGGCCGCCTCGAGCTGGGCCAGGGCCGCGCCGACCAGGCGGGCGATCTCGGCGGTCGCCTCGCTGGCGTGATAGGCGAGCCGGCCGTCATAGGCGGGGTCGGGCTTGAGGAACCGGCCGGGCTCGAGCCGCGGCAGGCGCTCGCCGGCGAGCGAGGCGAGCGCGCCGGCCAGATCATGCGCCTCGAGGCGCCGCTCGCGCTTCAGGCGCTCGCGGGTCGCCGCGTCGGTGCCGAGGCCGAGCGGCCGGGCGATCTCGGCCCGGTCGGCCTCGATCTGGACGAGCAAATGCGCCCAACGCTGCGCGACGACGCGGGTCGCCGCGAGGCGCTGGGCCAAGGTGAGCTGCTGCATTGGGACCGTCCCCTCCGAAAAAGGCGCCCGGGTTTCCCGGCGCTGGGGGACGTTACGCGTCGCCTGTCTGCTTCGTCAAGTACCGCTTAACAGAAGGCATCCCATTCGGCTAGTCGGTCAGCTCGGCGATGTTAGGGGCAATGGAACAGCCGACCTCGCGCTCGGCGGCCTGGCGCGCCCAGCTCGCGGTGTGCAGCGTGAGGGCAATATCGACCGCGAGCAGAGCGCCGAGCCCGGCCAGCGCCACGACAATCGCGGTCACCGATCGCCGCCGGCGATCGCCCGGACTGGCCGAAACGGCCTTCCCGACCAGGTCCCGCAGGCGCTCCTCGGCGGCGCGCGGCGCCGCCGCCGCCTCATCAATCGCAAGCATCCCTTCACCCTCTTGGCTTTTCTCGGGATCGCTCGGATCGCCGGCGCCCGGGCGGCGAGTATGACTGCGCCCGTCCGCTACCGCCAAGCGGATTTGTGACAGGTTAAGCGCCGCCCGGAGGAATTTATTCGCGGCGCCGCGACCCTAGCGCGAGCGCAGCAGCCGAATGATCGGCTGCGCCATGCCGGCGTTGAGCACGCTTTCCGGCTCGGTGGGCGCGGTCGCCAGCGCCCAATCGTGCATAGTGAGCGCCGCCTCGATCACCAGGCCGGGCGCCAGCACCAGCTCGCGGGCCGCCAGCTCCTCACCGAGCACGGTGCCGCACAGCGCCAGCAGCGCGCGGTCGACCGGCGGCGCCTCGTCGCCGCCGCCCTGGCGCGGCCCCTCGCCGCTCAGCAGCCAATCGACCCGCACATTGAGCAGTCGGCCGATCGCCTCGAGGCGGCGCGTGCCCGGCACCGAGACGTGGGTCTCCCATTGCGAGATGGAGGCCTTGGACACCTTTAGCCGGTCGGCGAGCCGCTGCTGCGACCAGCCGCGCTCGGTGCGCGCCTCGAGGATGCGCTTGCCAAGGCTCATTAACCCATTGTGTCCGCCGCGATTTTCCGCGTCACCGGAAATCTTGGCGACCTCCCTTGACGAAGAAGTCAAGCGCGATTTAACATCGCCGCCATGAACAGCGACCGGCCCGATCCGTTCCATGCCGCCCGCGAGGCGCTTCGCCGCGCCCTCGAAAAGGCCGGCTCCGGCGCCGCCCTCGCCCGCGAGATCGGCGTCACGCGCGCCGCCGTCTGCCAGTGGGATCGCGTGCCGGTCGAGCGCTGCGCCGCGGTCGAGCGCGCCACCGGCATCCCGCGCGGCGAGCTGCGGCCGGACGTCTTCGGCGAGTGAAGGCGCGGGCATCATCGCCCGCCACAGCTACTTACGATTGCAGGGGGCAGCAATGACCGACGGGGCGCTCACCGGCCAACAAATCATCCGACGCAGCTTCGCGACCGCGCTGCGCCTCTATGTCGGCCGCGGCCGCCCGATCTCGGTCGTCGCGCTCAGCGAGACGACGGGGATTCCCGAGGCGACGCTCAAGACCTACGTCGCCGAGACCGCCTCGCCCGGCCTCGAGAACCTGCTGGCGCTGATGCGCGAGCTGCCGCCGGGCTTCGCCGACAGCGTGCTGGGCCTGATCGGCCTGGCGGCCTCGCCGATCGACCCGCGGCCGCGCCATCCGGCCGGCGTGCTCGCCGACATGGCGGGCGGCGTCGCGCTGTTCGCCGAGGCAATGCGCGACGGGCGGATCGACCATCTCGAGGAGGTCCAGATCGCCGCCGAGGCGCGCCGGGTGGCGGCCGAGCTGCAGGCGCTCGCCGCCGACCTCGAGCGCCGCCGGAGTTTGCGGTGATGGCTTTCCCGTCCGCCACGCGCGGGACCATCGGGGGCCGGCTGCACCAGCCGCCGCGGCGATCGATCGGCGAGCAGTGGTGTCGCGATTACGGCAACCCGACCGCCTACCGCGAGCACGTCGCGGACCTGCTGTGGCGGCTGGAAAAAGGGGATCCGGTCTGATGCCCTTCGCCGGTCTCGCCAACCTCGGGCGACGGCCGCCCGCCTTTCCCGGGCTCGAGCCGGGCGGCTATGCCGCGATCCTCGCCGACCCGCCCTGGCATTGGGCGGCGCGCTCGGCCGCCGGCGAGGGCCGCAGCGCCAGGCGCCACTATCAGACCATGGATCTCGACCGGCTGGCGGCGCTGCCGGTCGCCAGCCTCGCCCGGCCGCATTGCGCGCTGTTCCTGTGGGTCGTCGACCCCATGCTGCCCGCCGGCCTCGCGCTGCTCGAGGCCTGGGGCTTCGCCTTCAAGACCGTCGCCTTCACCTGGGTCAAGCGGACCTCGAGCGGCCGGGCGGCCTACGGCACCGGCTACTGGACCCGCGCCAACCCCGAGCAGGTCCTGCTCGGGGTGCGCGGCCAGCCGCGCCGGCGCTCGGCCGGGGTGCCGCAGCTCCTCGAGGCGCCGGTGCGCGAGCACAGCCGCAAGCCGGACGCGGTCGCCGAGCGCGTCGAGCAGCTCGTCGACGGTCCCTATTGCGAGCTGTTCGCCCGCGCCCGCCGTCCCGGCTGGGCGAGCTGGGGCGACCAGGTCGGCCGGTTCGGCTCATGACCAGCGGCCGGCGCGCCATCCTGCGCGGCCTGGTCGACGGACAGGGGGCCGAGCCCGCCTGTCCCTACCCTGGCGGCTCCGGCCTGGCGCTGTGCTGGTCCTATGGCGCCCGCTTCGCCCGCTGGCGCCCGGTCGCCGGCGAGGGCCTGCCCTGGACGCCGGCCGAGCGCGACGCGCTCGCCCGCTGCTGGGGCGACCTCGAGCTGCCCGAGCTGGCGCGCCTGCTCGGCCGCACCGAGGCGGCGATCGCCGCCGCGGCGGCGCCGGCCGAGGCCGCGGCGTGATCATGGGGAGGGACGCGCAATTGAGCTATCCGCCGATCTTCGACCTGGTGGTCCATCTCTATCGACAGCGGGCGTTTTCGCTCAAGGCTTTCGGTCCTAACCAGACGGCGCGCGGCGTCGCCGACCATATCCGCAAGGAACTCACCGAGATCGAGGCCTCCGGCGGCGCGCTCGAGGAATGGGTCGACGTCATGCTGCTGGCGTTCGACGGCGCCATGCGCAGCGGCGCCAAGCCCGAGCAGGTCGCCGACGCCATCACCGCGAAGCAAAGCCGCAACGAGCGGCGCACCTGGCCGGATTGGCGCAAGGCCGACCCGGACAGGGCAATCGAGCACCATCGGAGGGACGGGGAATGAACTTCAATCCCGGCGGCGACGACGCGATTCTGTGCGGCTGCCGCTGCGAGGTCGTGCGCAACCGCAACGGGCTCGGCGAGCTGCTCGGCGACGGCGAGTCGCGCCGCTTCGTCATCGCCGAGCACTGTCCCGTCCACAATGCCCGCACGGCGGCCTATCGCGCGCGCCGCCTCGAGCAGCTCGAGCAGCAGCTCCTCGACCGGGTGGCGGGCGCCCGGTCGGTCGCCTGAGCCGAACGGCGTTCGCCATGGGGGACAACACCGGCATCGAATGGGCCGATGCCACCTGGAATCCGACGGCCGGCTGCTCGGTCGTCTCGCCGGGCTGCGCCAACTGCTACGCCATGCGGGTCGCCGGCGGCCGCGGCAAGCACCTTGCGAAATATGCCGGCCTCACCCGGCCGAGCAAGGCCGGGCCGGTGTGGACCGGCGAGGTCCGCCTCGACGAGGCCGCCCTCACCTGGCCGCTCACCAAGCGCCGGCGGCGGGTGATCTTCGTCGACTCCATGTCCGACCTGTTCCACGACGAGGTCGAGGAACATTGGCTCGACGAGATTTTCGCGGTCATGGCGGCGGCGTCCTGGCACCGCTTCATCGTGCTCACCAAGCGCGCAGACCGCATGCGCGACTACTTCCGGGGCGAGGGGCTCCTCGAGCGCGTCGAGGCCATGCTCGGATCGCTGATCGACGAGCGGGTCGACCCGCTGGCACGTCGCTCCGACGATCTTCGGGCGACCGCGCCGGATCTATCCGCCGAGGGGACGTGGCCGCTTCCCAACGTGGCGCTCGGCGTGAGCGTCGAGGACCAGCGCCGCGCCGACGAGCGGATTCCGTTCCTGCTCGAGACGCCGGCGGCGATCCGCCTCGTCTCGGCCGAGCCGCTGCTCGGGCCGCTCGACCTCTATAACGGCGATCCCGACCCGCGGCTTGGCGGGCATCGGGCGACCGCGACCTATCTTGGCACCTGGTGGGAGCCGGGCGACCCGCCGAAAGCGCCGCCTCGCAGCGGCGTCGATTGGGTGATCGCCGGCGGCGAGTCCGGTCCGGGCGCGAGGCCGACGCACCCGGATTGGCTCCGGTCGCTGCGCGATCAGTGCCTGGCCGCCGAGCGGGCCTTTTTCTTCAAGCAATGGGGCGAGTGGGCGCCGATCGCCTTCGACGATCTGGCGTCGGAGACGCTGGAATCGGAGGAGCTGGCCGGCCGCGTCGCCGGCTTTGATGACCAGCCGATGCACCGGGTCGGCAAGCGCGCCGCCGGCCGGCTCCTCGACGGCCGCGAATGGTCGGAGCGGCCGGCATGGTGGTGACGCTTCATTACTGCTGCCGCTGGCTGCTCGTCGCGTATCTCGCCGTCGGGCTGGCCGCCGGCGCCGTCGCCGGGGCGCAGCAGCTCGGCCTCGTCCCATGGCAACCATGATCACGGGGGGCACCATGAGCACCGATCCCGATCGAGACGCCTCGATCACCTATCACGCGCGGCAGGGCCGGTCGGACGACTGGATCGCCGCGCAGGTCCGGCTGCCGGTCGCCGCCGTCCGCCGCATCATCAAGCGGGAGCTGGCCGCGGCCGCCGGCGCGGCTGCGGCAGCGGCCGCGGCGCCGGCGCCAGTGGCCGCGCCTATCTCCGAGAGTTTTCTCGGTCCTGAGACGGTGCAAGCGATACGGTCGGCCGCGCTGCCAGAGCGGCCGGGCCGGGCGCGCCGCCTCGGCGATCAGGACCCGATCGGCTGCCTCGAGCAGCTCGGCCTCGGCGGCAAGCGGGCGCCCTGGCGCTATTGCCAGCGGCCGACCCTGCCCGGCCGCGATCGCTGCGACCAGCATGGCGGGAGGGGCCGGCCATGATGGGCCTCACCCGCGACCAGGCCGACGCGGCGCGCGTGCTCGCCGAGCTGGGGCCGCAGGCGAGCCTCGCCGCGCTCGCCGCCGAGCTGGACGTCAGCCGCTGCGAGGCGCGCCGGCTGCTCCTCTGCCTCGAGGAGCGCGGCTGGCTCGCCGCCGATCGGCGCACGCTCATCGCCGTCCCGCCGACGCCGCCCGAGCCGCCGGCCGTCACCATCACGCCGGCGGGCTGGCTCGCGGTGCTCGACAGCGCCGCGCACCTGCTCGCCATGGGGGACGCCGATGCGCAAGCCTGACGTCATCATCGGCGGGGTCGAGCGGCCCTACCTGCAGCGCTGGTGGGTTTGGCCGCGCAATCGCTGGCTCAACCTCTACCTGCACAACTTCAACCGCGACGACGACGACCGCGCGCTGCACGACCATCCCTGGTCGAGCCTGTCGATCCTACTGCGCGGCGGCTATTACGAGATCACCGCCGGGCCCGACGGCACGCTCGAGCGCCGCTGGCGGCGGCCCGGCCGCCTGGTGCTGCGGCTGCGGCCGTCGGCCGCGCACCGCCTCGAGCTGCGCCGCGACGCCGCCGGCCGGACGGTGCCGTGCTGGACGCTGTTCCTCACCGGCCCGGTCGTGCGGCGCTGGGGCTTTCTCTGCCCGCGCGGCTGGGTCCATTGGCGCGACTTCACCGCGCCGGATCCCGCCGGCGGGTCGGAATCCGGTCTCATCGGCCGCGGGTGCGACGAGTGATCGACCGCGCGCTGCTCGACGAGATCCGCGCCCGGATCAAGCTCGCCGACCTGATCGGCCGGCGCGTCACGCTGCGGCGCCAGGGCCGCGAGCTGGTCGGGCTGTGCCCGTTCCACGCCGAGAAATCGCCGTCGTTCACCGTCGTCGAGGCCAAGGGCTTCTGGCATTGCTTTGGTTGCTCGGCGCATGGCGACGCGATCGCGTTTCTCATGCGGCTCGACGGCCTCACCTTCGCCGAGGCCTTCGACCAGCTCCGCGCCGAGGCCGGCCTCGGCGAGGCGCTGCCCGATCCGGAGCGCGCGCGCCGCGACCGCGAGCGGCTCGCGCGGCAGCAGCGGGCGATCGCCGCGCGCGAGGCCGAGCGCGAGCGCCGCCGGCGCGAATCCGCGCTCGAGCTGTGGCGCCGGGCGGGACCGTCGGCCGGCACGCTGGCCGAGGCCTACCTCGCCGCCCGCGGTATCGACGTCGCGGCGATCGGCGGCATGCCGCCCTCGCTCCGCTTCGCCGGCGAGGTCCTGCACCGCGAGACCGATCAATGGCTGCCGGCCATGGTCGGCGGCGTGCAGGGGCCGGATGGCCGCGTCGTCGCGATCCATCGGACGTTCCTGGCGCCCGACGGCGCCAGCAAGGCGCAGGTGCGCGCGGCGAAAATGATGCTGGGGCCCGCCTGGGGCGGCGCGGTGCGCTTCGGCCGCGCCGGCGAGCGGCTCGGCGCCGGCGAGGGAATCGAGACCAGCGCCTCGGTCCTGCAGGCGCTGCGCGCCGCCGGCGACCATCTTCCGATCTGGGCGCTGCTCAGCCTCGGCAACTTCGCCGGCGCCGGCCTGCCGGAGCGCCGGCCGGCGCGCCATCCCGAGCGCGCCGACAAGGTGCTGCCCTCGCCGCGGCCCGACCTGGCGCGCCCGGGCTTCATGCCGCCGGCGGGCGTGCGCGAGTTCACCTGGTTCGCCGACGCCGACGGCGATCCCTGGACGGCCGAGCGGCTGCTCGCCCGGGCGCAGGCGCGCTACGCCGCGAACGGCGTTCGCCTGCGCATCGCCCGGCCGCCGGCGGGGCGCGATTTCAACGACGTGCTTAGGGGGGCAGCGTGAACGGGACCGACCAGATCGCCGCGGCCGCATCGGCCGCGGCCGCGGCTGAGCCGCTGCCGCCCGACGACGGGGCGCTGGCCGAGGAGCCGCGCAACGATATCGGCAATGCGCGGCGCCTGATCGCCCGGCACGGCCACGACCTGATTCACGTCGACGAGTCCGGCTGGCACGTCTGGACGGGCCGGCAATGGCAGGGCCAGCCGGCCAAGGCGGCGCCCGACGCGCTGCTGCGCGCGCAGGCGACGGCCGAGGCGATCGAGCGCGAGGCGCGCTCGCTGCACCCGCCGCTGCTCGAGGCCGAGGGGGAGCTGCACCGGCTCGAGCGCCAGGAGCCGCGCGACGTGCCGGCGGTGCTGCGGGCGCGCGAGCGCGTCGAGGACGCACGCCAGCGGGTGAGCAGCCATCGGAAGTTCGGCGTCGCCAGCGGCAATTCCGGTCGCCTCAAAAGCATGCTCGAGGTCGCCGCCCCGATGCTGCGCCGGCGGCCCGACCAGCTCGACGCCGACGCCTATCTGCTGAACGTCGCCAATGGGACCCTTGTCCTGGGGCGCTCGGAGGGCGACGCCGACGGGATCCGGCTCCGGCCGCACGATCGGGCCGACCTGATCACCAAGCTGGCGCCGGTCGCCTACGATCCCGCTGCCGAGTGCCCGACCTTCCGGCAGTTCCTCGCCGAGGCGCAACCCGAGGACGAGCTGCGGCTGTTCCTGCAGGTTTGGACCGGCTATTGCGCCACCGGCGACACGCGCGAGCAGCGCATCGTCTTGAACCATGGCGGCGGGGCCAACGGCAAAAGCACGTTCCTCGGCGCGATCGCCGACGCGCTCGGCGACTATGCCGTGCCCGTGCCCATCGAAACTTTTTTACAGGACGAGCGCCGCCGCTCGGGTGAGGCGACGCCGGACATAGTGCGGCTGATCGGCGCCCGCCTGGCGCTGGCATCCGAGCCCGAGCGCGGCGCCAAGCTCAGCGAGGCGGTCGTCAAGCGGGTCACCGGCGGCGAGAAAATGACCGCCCGCAAGCTCTATGAGGGCATGTTCGATTTCGACCCTGAGTTCAAGCTGGTGCTATCGGCCAACGAAAAGCCGCGCATCACCGGCCAGGACGAGGGGATCTGGCGGCGCGTGATGCTGGTGCCCTGGAAGGCGCATTTCAGCGAGGAGCGGCGCAAGGGCGAGTTCGGCATGGCGCTCAAGGCCAACCTCAAGGCGGAGCTGCCCGGCATCCTCAACTGGATCCTCGACGGCGTCCGCCTGTGGCTCGAGCGCGGCCTGGTGGTGCCCGACCAGATCAAGGCGGCGACCGAGCAGTACCGGCTCGAGTCCGATCCGATCGGCGAATGGTGGCGCGAGTTCGTTCGGGAAAAGCCGGGCTCGCAGGTGCAGGCGAGCCGGCTTTACGGCGGCTATGTGCGCTGGGCCAAGCTCAACGGCATGCACCCGGCATCGCTCACCGCCTGGGGCCGGCGGCTCTCCGATATGGGCGCGCAAAAGGACCGTTGGGGCGGCATCGTCAGCTATTTCGGGGTCGAGCTCGACCAGGACAGTTTGGACGCGCTCGAGGCCGCAACTGTCCTGCGGCGGCCCGACGAGGCGCCGCCGCCGCGCAGCGAGGCCGACTATGGCGCCCAACCGTCCTAGCAACTGTCCTGAACTGTCCTGGGAAAACCCTTAGATATCAATGGGCGCAGGACAGTTAGGACAGTTGGACAGTTGCCGGGCCTGCGCGTGAGTCGGAATCGAGGGGCCGACTCACTCGCGAAGGATTCATGCGGGCAACTGTCCTAACTATCCTCCGACTCTCTCAAGAGGGGGAAATGGATCAATGAAAGAGTCGATCGACGTCGGGGGGCTGGTGGTCTGGACGGTGCGCGATCAGCGGGCCGACCGTGCCTCGGTCGGCCTGCATGAGGGCGAGCTGGTGGCCTCGGGCCTACGCCTCTATCGGCGCTCGCCGGACGGCGTCGCCGCGCAGCTCGACAACATCGGCATTGGCGGCCGGATCCAGCGGATCGGCTACGACACCGGCGCGCTGCACCCCGACGCCGACCAGGTGTGGAGCTTCGTGCAGCGGCTCGAGCGCGACCAGCGGCGCGGCGTCGTCGACTATGGCCGCTCGGCCGAGCTGCCGCTCGGCGCGCACCTGCCCGACCCGGCGCTCGGCCCGATCTGGCTCAAGGGGCCGCGCTACGACGCCGACGGTCGGCCCGATCCAGAGTCCGTGCGGGTGAGCATCGATCCGACCTCGCGGCGGCCAACGTTGTGCCCGCTGCAGCTGGAGCATGAGCTGGCGTTCGTCGAGGAGCTGCGCGCGGAATATGCGACCTGGCGAAAGGCCATGCTGCGGGTCGGCGCGCATTTCTTCGGGCACCCTCACCTGCTGCGCCGCTGGGCGGTGCGCCGGCCGGCGATCCCGGCTGAACCATGGCGGGTTCAGAACGCGCTTGACTTGCGACCGAGACCTTGACAGCCTGCCCGTCACGCTGAATCAGGTTCGGCGAGGAGCGGCGGCCCGGGGCGACCCGGCCGCCGCTTTCGCTTTCCGGCATAACCCCGCCGGTGACGTCCAGGGGCGGCCCGGGCAATCCGGCCCGGGCCGCCGATTGGCGCGAACGGCGTTCGGGGCGCGCCGGCCTGCGATGCGTTCTGCTATGCGGTCAGCGCGGGTCGCGGGGCGGGCCCCGACCCTGCCGCATAGCAGCCTGCGACCCGCGATCGCCGCGGGTCCTTCCTGGCGTTCGGCCCTATGCGGGCGGCTTGCGCGTGCGAGGTCGCTAGTAGCCGGTTCACCGGCAGGGTTAAGCGGGTTCATTCGGTTCAAGGGCGGTTCACTCGGCCATGCTGCAGCTCGAGCAGGCGACGGCCGGCCGGGCCGCGCCGCGGTTTCTGTCGAAGAAGGGATACGCCGAGCACCGCGGGTGCTCGCCGGCCTATGTGTCGAAGCTCATCCGGCTCGGCAAGCTGGCGGCGCCGGCGCTCACGCGCGACGGCATGGTCGACGTGGCGCTGGCCGACGCGCAGCTCGCCGGCCAGGCCGACCCGGCGCGCCAGGCGGTTGCCGAGCCGCTGCCGCTCGAGCCCGAGCTGCCGGAGGCCTCCGGCCCGGCGGCGGCGACCTTCGCGGCGTCGAAGGCGCGGCGCGAGGCGGCGGCGGCCGACCTCGCCGAGATCGAGCTGGCGAAGAAGCGCGGCGAGCTGGTCGACCGCGTGAGTGTGCACGATGCCGGGTTCGACGTCGGCGCGTTGCTGCGCGACCGGCTCGCGACCCGGCGCAGCGAGCTGGCGTCCCTGCTCGCCACCATCACCGACGTCGACGACGCGATCGCCCGCCTCGAGGCGGCCGACCGCAAGCTGTGTGAGGACCTGGCGGAAGATGCACGACGGCGACTCGAGCGGATCGGCGGCTAGGCGCCTCGTCGGCCTCGGCGCCGCGGCGCTGCTCGCCGGCTTCGTCGCCGGCGTCGTGCCGCCGCCGGTGACGACGGTCTCGGCCTGGGCGGGCGCGGAACGGTTCGTGGCGGCCGAGTCCGGCTCGCCGTTCCCGGGCAAGTGGGATAACGGCCTCGTCCCCTACCTGGCCGAGATCCATGACTGCCTCGGCTTCGACCATCCCTGCCGCGAGATCACGTTCGCCAAGTCGGCGCAGGTCGGCGGCAGCGAGGCCGGCGTCAACTTCTTCGGCTATGTCGTCGACCATGAGCCGTCGCCAGTCTTGATCGTGCTGCCCTCCCTCGAGGAGGCGAGCAAGTACAACCGCCTCAAGCTGCAGCCGACGATCGAGGCAACGCCGGCGCTGCGCAGCAAGATCCGCAACGTCAACAGCCGGGCCGAGGACAGCTCGACCGCGAGCTTCAAAAGGTTTCGCGGCGGCTTCGCGCTGATCACCGGGGCCAACTCGTCGAAGGGCCTGCAGATGATCTCGGCGCGGGTCCGGATCTATGAGGAGGTCTCGGAGTATCCCGACGACGTCGACGGCCGCGGCGAGCCGACCGCGCAGGCCGAGGCGCGCGGGCTCGCCTGGTCGGAACGCCGCCCGAAATCCCTCTATGTCTCGACGCCGGGCCTCAAGGGCGCCTGCCGCATCTCGGCCAAGTACGAGGCCAGCGACCAGCGGCGGTTCTATGTGCCCTGCCCGCATTGCGGCGCCTACCAGGTGCTCGCCTGGAAGAACCTGCGCTGGCGCTCGGAGACCGCGCCGCATGGCGCCTTCTTCGCCTGCGACGCGAACGGCTGCATCATCGAGGCGCCGGCCAAGCGCGCCATGGTCGCGGCCGGCGCCTGGATCCGCACCTATCCCGGCGACGACGCGCCGCCGACGGCCTTCCCGGCCGAGGACCTCGAGCATTGGCGCGGCCGCGGCGCCGGCGGCCGCCAGCCGGGGTTTCATATCTGGCAGGCCTATTCGCCGTTCGTCGCCTGGGAGACGACGGTCGCCGACTATCACCTCAAGAAGGGCACGCCGCGGCTGCTCAAGACCTTCTGGCAGCAGCAGCGCGGCGAGGCCTGGGAGGAGCAGGGCGAGGCGCCCGACCATGAGCGGCTGTACGAGCGCCGGGAAAAGTTTCCGGCGCGCCGGCTGCTGCCGGGGATCCTGTTCCTGACGGGCGCCACCGACGTCCAGGGCGATCGCCTGGAATGGGCGGTCTATGGCTGGGATCGCAATCTCTCGGCCTGGCTGATCGACGGCGGGATCGAGACGGGCGATCCCGCCGGCGAGGAGGTCTGGAAACGCCATGACCGGCTCGTCGCGCAGCGTTACGCCGACGCCTGGGGCCGCACCTGGCCGGTCGACGCCTGGGGCGTCGATTCCGGCTATCTGTCGAACCGGGTCTATCGCTATGCGCGCGAGCATGCCGGCTCGGGCCGGATCTTCGCCCTCGACGGCCGCGACAAGTGGGGGAAGGCGGCGATCGGCTCGCCGAGCGTCAAGGACGTCGACTTTGCCGGCCGGAAGATCGGCGCGGTCAAGCTGTGGCCGGTCGGCACCTGGGGCCTGAAAAGCGAGGTCTATGACGCGCTGCGCTTCACCTTGCAGGGGCCCGACGCCGCCGGCTGCTGGCCGGCCGGCGCGATGCACTTTCCCGATCGCTGCGATCGCGAGTTCTTTCGCCAGCTCACCGCCGAGCACCTGGCCGACCGCGTCGACCGGAACGGCTACACGGTCAAGGAATGGGTCAAGGATGGCCGGGCGCGCAACGAGCAGCTCGACCTCGCCGTCTATACCAGGGCGCTGGCGCGCCACCTATCCGACATGCTGACGCCGGACCGGTGGGCGCGGCTTGCGGCCGAGCGGGTCGGCCGGCCGCAGGACGTGCAGCTCGACCTCGCCTCGTTCTGGACGGCCGACCCGGCGCCGGCCGACGCCGCGCCGCCGCTCGCCGCGGCCGTGGCCGAGCCGCCGGCGATCGAGGCGAACGGCGTTCGCGTCGAGGCGGGCGACGATTGGCTCGGCGGCCGCGCCGACGGCTGGATCTAGGGGGCGCCATGACGATCGCCGAGATCATTGCCACCCTACGGGAGGGGCTCGCGTCGAGCGAGGCGACCGTCACCTATGAGGGACGGTCGATAACCTACAAGGACAATAAGTCGATCAAAGATGCGATCGCCTATTTCGAGGCGCTGCTCGACGCCGCGTCGGGCGGCGGCCGGACGCAATCGCTCGCCGTGTTCGATCGGAGCTGACGCATGAGCTGGCTCGAGAAAGGGATCGCGGCGCTGTCGCCGCGCTGGGCAGCCGGGCGCGCCTTCTATCGGGCGCAGATCGAGGAGGCGGCGCGCGCCTATGACGGTGCGCGCGGCGGCCGGCGGCAAGCGAGCTGGTCGCGGCCGTCGACCTCGGCCAACTCCGAGATCGCCGCCGCCGGCGGCAAGTTGCGCGACAGCGCCCGCGACCTGGTGCGCAACAATCCCTGGGCGAAGAAAGCCAAACGCTCCTACGTCTCGAGCATGGTCGGCACCGGCATCCGGCCGCGCGCCGCCACCGGCAACAAGGGGCGCGACAAGCGGATCAACGCCGCCTTTGACCAGTGGTCGCAGGAATGCGACGCCGACGGGCTGCTCGACTTCTATGGCCTACAGGGCCTGGTCGCCGGCGCGATGTTTGAATCCGGCGAGGCGCTCACCCGGTTCCGCGATCGCCTGCCGTCGGACCAGCTCGCGGTGCCGCTGCAGCTTCAGGTCCTCGAGTCTGACTATCTCGACGTCACCCGCTGGGGCCAGCCGGAGGGCGCCGCCGGGTCGTCGAATTGGGTCAATCAAGGGATCGAGTTCGACGCGATCGGCCGCCGGGTCGCGTACTATCTGTGGAGCCAGCATCCGGGCGACTCGGCGATCGTCCGCCTCGGCGCGCTGCTCAAGTCGAGCCGCGTGCCGGCCGACCAGATCGCGCACATCTTCCGGCCCGACCGGCCCGGCCAGATTCGCGGCGTCACCGAGCTGGCCGCGTCCATGCAGCGGACCTATGACCTGGCCGAGTACGAGGAGGCGACCCTCGTAAGGAATAAAATCGCGGCGTGCTTTACCGCCTTCGTCAAGCGGGCCGGCAGCGTGACCTCGCCGCTCGGCAAGGCGACGACCGACACGGTCGGCCGGCGGCTCGAGAAACTGGCGCCCGGGCTGATCCAGTATCTCGGGCTCGACGAGGAGGTCCAGCTCGCCTCGCCGCCGGCGGCCGACGGCGGGCGCGACTACACGCAAGCGCAGCTCCACGCGATCGCCGCCGGCGCCGGCGTCACCTATGAGGAGCTGACCGGCGATTGGAGCCAGGTTAATTACAGCTCGTTCCGCGCCGGCCAGCTCGGTTATCGCCGCGCCGTCGAGATGGATCAATGGCTGATCCTGATCCCGATGTTCTGCGCGCCGACCTGGCGCCGGCTGGTCGACCGGCTGGCGATCGCCGGCGTGATCGACCGGCCGGCCTATGGCGTCACCTGGGAGACGCCGAGCTGGGGCTCGATCGACCCGGAAAAGGACGCGCGGTCCGATCTCGCCGAGCGGCGCGCCGGCTTCGCCACCATGGCGCAGATGATCATGCGCCGGGGCTACGACCCCGACGAGGTCCTCGAGCAGCTCGCCGCCGAGAATAAGCAGCTCGACGATCTCGGCCTGGTGCTCGACAGCGACCCGCGCCGCGTCTCCAACCTCGGCAAGGCGCAGGTGACCAAGGACACGGCGGACAACGTCGCCGGCGACGCCGGCGGCAGCAGCAACGGAGGCAAGGGCAATGAAAACGCGCAAGGTTGACGCGCCGCTGCAGGTCCGCGCCGGCGCGATCACGCCGGCCGCCGGCGATGCCGGCAAGCGGACGGCGTCGCTGGTCTGGACGACGGGCGCGCCGGTGCGGCGCTACTCGTGGTTCTCCGACGAGTATTACGACGAGGTCCTGTCGCTCGACCCGGGCGCGGTCCGGCTCGGCCGGCTGAACAACGGCGCGCCGCTGCTCGACTCGCATGCGGCCTACAGCCTCGAGGGCGTGCTCGGCGTCGTCGAGCCGGGCAGCGCCGCGGTCGCCGGCGGCGAGGGCCGCGCGACCGTGCGTTTCAGCGAGCGCGACGAGGTCGCGCCGATCTTCGCCGACGTGCAGGCGGGCATCATCCGCAATGTCTCGGTCGGCTATCGGGTCTGGAAAATCGAGCGCACGCCGCCGGTCAATCCCGGCGACGTCGCCGTCTACAAGGCGGTCGATTGGGAGCCTTACGAGGTCTCTCTCTGCGCGATCGGAGCTGACGCGGGCGCAGGGGTCCGCGCCAGGTCGCAGGGCACCGCGCCCGCGACCAATCCCTGCGAGATCGTCGAGTGCAACCGGGCGGTCGCCCGCAACCAGGAGGTCACCTTGACCGAGGAAGAGAAGAAGGCGGCCGAGGCCGCCGCGGCCGCCGCCGCCAAGGCGAACGCCGTTCGCACCACCATCACCACCGATCCCGCCAACCCCGCGCCGGCGGTCTCGCCGGAGGAAAAGGCGCGCCTCGAGGGCGAGGGCGCCAAGGCCGAGCGCGCCCGCGCGGCCGAGATCCGCTCGATCGCCAAGGTCGCCCGGATCGACCAAGCGGCGGTCGACAAGGCGATCGAGGACGGCACCACCGTCCAGGCCTTCCGTGACGCCGCCTGGGCGACGCTCGCAGCCCGCAGCAACGAGGGCGGCGAGGTCCGGACGCAGGTCCGCCTGCTCAACGACGAGAATGCCCTCATGCTCGCCCGCGTCGAGAACGCGATCCTGCATCGCTGCGCGCCGCAGGCGGTGAAGCTTGAGGACGGTGCCAGCGAGTTCCGCAATCTCACCATGCTCGAGCTGGCGCGCGATCTGCTCGACCGGCGCGGCATCAGGACCCGCGGGCTCGGCCGTTTCGAGCTGGCCGGCCTGGCGCTCGGCCTGGTCGACGGCCGCGCCGGCATCATCGGCCGCGCCGGCGGGCTCGAGGGCACGTCGGACCTGGCGAGCGTGCTGGCGAACGTCATGAACAAGACGCTGCGCCGGCAGTACGACAGCACGCCGCGGACCTTCGTCCGCTGGGCCGCGCAGGCGACCAACCCGGACTTCAAGACCATCACCCGGACCTTGCTGTCGGGCGCGCCCGACCTGCTCAAGGTCAACGAGTCCGGCGAGTACAAGCGCGGCGCGATGACCGACGGAAAGGAAACCTACAGCCTGGCGACCTATGGCCGGGTCGTGGCGTTCAGCCGTCAGGCGCTGATCAACGACGACCTCAGCGCGCTGTCGCGGGTCCCGGCGCTCATGGGCCGCGCCGCGGCCGACCTCGAGTCGGACACGGTCTATGGCGTGCTCACCGCCAACGGCAACCTGGCCGACGGCGTCGCGCTATTCCACTCGACGCACGGCAACCTGGCCGGCTCGGGCGGCGCGATCGACGTCACCACGCTGGGCGCCGGGCGCTCGGCGATGCGGCTGCAGAAGGGGCTCGAGGGCCGGCTCATCAACCTGGTGCCCGAGGTCCTGATCGTGCCCTCGGCCAAGGAACAGCTCGCCTATCAGTACACGTCGGCGAACTACGTTCCGGCGCTCGCCGCCTCGATCAACGAGTTCCGCGCCGGCGGCAAGACCGCGCTCGAGCCGGTCGTCGAGCCGCGGCTCGACGCCGCCTCCTCGACGGCCTGGTATCTGGTGGCCGGGCCGAGCCAGATCGATACCGTCGAGTATTGCTATCTCGAAGGCAACGAGGGGGTCTACACCGAGTCCCGCGTCGGCTTCGACGTCGACGGGGTCGAGCTGAAGGTGCGCCACGACTTCGCGGCGAAAGCCTTGGACCATCGCGGGCTCTACAAGAACGCCGGCGCCTAGCGGCGGCGAGGAAGGAAAACCGTCCCGCGGCCCGGTCGGCTCGAGCGGGAGGACATCGACGAGGGCGGCCGCGTGGGCCGCCCTTCGTCATTCTAGGGGAGAGGTCCCTTGCTAAACTTCGTTCAGGCGGGCGAGACCGTCACCGTGACGGCGCCCTACACCACCACGTCCGGCCAGGGCGTCCTGGTCGGCTCCCTGTTCGGCGTCGCCGCGAACGACATCAGCAACGGCGTCGCCGGCGAGATCATCACCCAGGGCGTCGTCGATATCGCCAAGACGTCGGCGCTGGCGATCTCGGCCGGTGACCTGCTCTATTGGGACGACGCCAACCGTTGCGTCAACAAGACGGCGACCGCGCAGGCTCTGGTCGGCGTCGCGCTGGCGGCGGCGGCCAACCCGTCGGCCACGGTCCGGATGCGCCTCAACGGCGCCTTCCAGCCGGCGGCCTCCTAAGCGACAGAGTCGGGGGGAGACGCCAGGCGAACGCCGTTCGCCTGGCGCCTCGTCGCGACGGTCGATTTCGCTCGATTGCCCTTCGTCTTTTTGGGGTGCCCCAAATGAGGAACTACGTTCAGGACGGCGCGACGATCACCGTCACCGCGCCTTATGACCTCGCCTCCGGCGCCGGCTGCCAGGTCGGCAACCTGTTCGGCGTCGCGGCCAACGGCTACAGCTCCGGCGATTCCGCCGAGATCATGACCGAGGGCGTGTTCGACCTGGTGAAGGTCACCGGCGCGATCGCCGCCGGCGACCTGATCTATTGGGACGACAGCAACAAGAAGGTGACCAAGGCCTACGCCTCGGGCCTGCTGCTGGTCGGCGCCGCGGTCGCCGCGGCGCAGTCGGGCGACGCGACCGCCCGGGTCAAGCTCAGCGAGGGGATCCCGCAGGCGGTGGCGTCCAAGGTGCTGGTCGGCAGCGCCTCGCTGGATTTCCCGTCGACCAATGGGGCGGCGACCTCCGACCTCACCATCACGGTCACCGGCGCGGCGGTCGGCGACCGCGTCGCGCTCGGCCTGCCGGCCGCGCCGGCGGCCAGCTTCGTGTTCTTCGCCTTCGTGAGCGCGGCGGATACCGTCAAGGTCCGGGCGATGAACATCAGCGGCGGCGCGCTCGATCCGGCGGCGGCGACCTACACCGTCACGGTTTTCCAGCACTAGGCCGGAGGGAAAGGGCGGGGCGAACGGCGTTCGCGCGGCCCGTCGCGCCATGGTCGATTTCGCTCGATTGCTCGCCGCCGACTTCCGGACCTTCGGCGAGGCCGCGACCTATGCGCCGGTTGCCGGCGATCCGGTCGCCGTGACGGTGATCCGCCGGCGGCCCGACCTCGAGGTCCAGGCCTTCCAGACGACGCTGGTCCGGCCGACGACGGTGCTCGACGTCCGCGTCTCCGAGGTCGCCGATCCGGCCGCCGGCGACGTCGTCACGCTCACCGGCTCCGGCGAGTCCTTCAAGGTCCAGGGCCGGCCCGAGCGGCGCGACTCGCTCGGCCTGATCTGGACCCTCGACACGGTGCCGGCGTGAAGCTGCTCGCCGCCGTCACCGGCAACCTGGCCGACGTGCTCGCGTCCGAGCGCCAGCGGGGCGAGGTCGCGATCACCGCGGCCGTGCGCTCGGCCGGGCTTGGCCTCAAGCTCGAGCTGCGCCGCCAGGTGCTGCTGGTCTCGCTCGGCGCCGGCATCGCGAATGCCTGGCGGCAGAAGGACTATCCGCCGGGTGGGAAACAATCCCTCGGCGCCTCG